TCCAGCTGCACCAGTTTCAGATGCTCTGTAGTCTGCCTTGTAACTAAATTCTAAATTAGGTGGCATGTACAAAGCAATAGCATCGGATGTTTTTACGAAGCCTAACTTCGATCTTATGCTATCTCTTTTCTCTCTTGTTACAGTGTTTGCTTGAAAATCATTTCTTGTGCTTGATTCAATACCAACAACACCACCTGTGGCTGCTGTGTAACTGCCACTTGTTCCTGGTTTAGTAGTTTTGCTTTGTCTAACCTCTGTGCCTGCAGGATTGTACTTAGAGTTCTTTGTACGATAGATATAGAACAGCATATAGTGTCCTAGTCCTGGATCTGTTTCTAGTGTTTCAGGATATACTAAACTACCAAATGAAAACTTGTTTACGTTTGTATGTGCAAACTGAGAGGTATCAATTTGGAAGTTTGATCGTTGACGCAACTTAGCACCGAGTGCAGCGTTGTTGGCTTTACCAACATTACCACTACCCATAATATTAGATGCGAGTTTGTTTATTAAACCAGATATTAATGACATATAAGTATTTATATGAGCTATCGCAAATCATATAAGGGTAGGTACCGACCTAAGAATAAAAACAAGTACAAGGGCAATCCGGCGAATGTTATTTATAGAAGTTTGTGGGAACGTAGGTTTATGGTGTATTGTGACACGAATCCTGCCATTTTAGAATGGGGTAGTGAGGAGTTGATCATACCATACAAGTCGCCGTTAGATAGTAAGATACATCGTTATTTTCCTGACTTTTACATCAAGTACAAAGACAAAGAAGGTAAACTGCGTAAACTCATTGTGGAAGTCAAACCAAAAAAATATACGGTTGCGCCAACTAAAAAACCCAAACGTAAGACTATGAAGTGGCAAAATGAAGTGAGAGAATATCTTAAAAATACTGCAAAGTGGGAGGCCGCAAAACAGTGGTCTGGTAAACGTGGCATGGAATTTACAATACTTACTGAAGATGTCTTAGGCTCATATAAATAGTAGTATGGGTAAAATCCTCGATGATATAAGAAAAGCAGCAGGTGACAAACAAAAGTCAGTCACATGGTATCGTAACAAGATCAAAGAACTTGGTGCGAAAGTATCATCACGTAGACTGATCAATCAAGGTCCACTAAGAAGACAACCTAGTGTAGGTAAATTAAACTTCTTCTTTTATGACCCTAAGTTGAAAAACTTTCTGCCGTATTATGACAGGTTCCCATTAGTGTTGCCAATAGGTTCAGCACCAGGTGGATTCTTAGGAATCAACTTTCACTATCTACCGATTGCATTGAGAGTTAGATTACTAGAGGCACTTGACAATAAGAACTTATCAGCAGCTGACTATAATAGTTTAAAGAGAATTAATTTGATTAAACCAACGATTAAACACTACCTTACAAACCATGTACGATCTGGTTTCTTACGTATAGAAGAAGAAGACTTTTTACCTGCATGTTTATTACCAGTGCAACAGTTCCAGAAAGCATCTATGGCTAAGGTTCATTCAGATAGTAGGAGAATGATATAATGGCAATATTTAGAGCAGGCAAAAAGATAGGTGGTTATGATTTTCGTATAGGGTTACCAAGAGGTAAAGAGTATGATAATATACCTGGTGATCCAAGGATTAAGTCACGTGCTAATCCAGAAACAACAATTAACAGATTTAGATCAGCAATATCCAAAGGTGAGGGTGTTGCTAGACAAAGTAGATTCCTAGTACGTATTGGCATGCCACGAGGTGGTACTAATATGCTTGACGTATTTGGTGAACAGAAAACAGGTAGTAATCCAGAGCTTGCTAGAAAACAAGGTCTAGCTGATGCAATGGCACAACAACACATGGAGATCGGTAGAGAGATTGGTCTTATGTGTGAAGCTGTGACACTACCAGATAGAACAATCAATACAAATCCATACAGACACTATGGTCCAACATATAACTTCCCATCAATAGCACAATATGCTGATGTCAACATGACATTTATTGGTGATAAGTTTTTAAGACTAAGACAATTCTTTGAGACATGGCAAAATCTAGTCATTGATCCAGTGACTAATAACACTGGTTACTATGATGATTTTGTTGCACCAGTTGATATATTTCAACTAGGTTCTTTCGATACACTAAACGATAGAGACAGTGCAACATATGGTGTAAGAATGTTTGAGTGTTATCCAACAGCGATTGGTACAGTAGATTATAACTATGGTACAAAGAACGACTATGTTAAAATCAACGTAACTTTCACGTATAGATATTGGTTGAACTTTAACTTAGATATTGACAGCACAGGTAAAGTAGGTGGTCTTTCATCTGGCGAAGTCAAACCAGGATTTCAAGGTCCTGCGTTCTTTCAAAAACTACCACCTGAACTTAAAAGAGCAGGTAGAGATGCGTTTAATCACCTTAAACGTTCTATACCAATTGGTAAAGTATTTGGTGGCAAAGTATTCCCACCATTTACGTTTTAAAATAAGGATGAATAATTATGGCTTTACCCAACATTAACCAACAAACGTTTGAATTGGAAGTCCCATCGACAGATGAGATTATAAAATACAGACCGTTTCTTGTGAAAGAAGAAAAGGTATTACTTCAAGCACAAGAAAGTGGAAAAACAAAAGATCAGATCGAAGCGATCAAAACTATTATTGACAATTGTACCTTTGGTAAGGTAAATGTAGATGAATTACCAAGTTTTGATTTAGAGTATATCTTCTTAAATATACGTTCTAAGTCAGTAGGTGAAACTGTCAAACTAAAAGTAAGAGCACCAGATGACAACGAGACTATGGTGCCAGTAGAAGTTGACTTATCGAAAGTCAATGTACACGTGGATGTGGACCACACAAACAAAATTGAACTAACAAAAGATGCAGGATTAGTTATGACATACCCTACAATGGATATGTTCATGGATGCTAATCTATCGAATCCGTCTACAGATGAGATGTTAGATGTGATTAGTAAGTGTATTCTACAAATATATAATGGTGATGAAGTATTTGATAAAGCAAGTACATCGGATAAAGATAGAAAAGACTTTATTGAAAACTTAACTCAGGAACAATTCTTAAAACTACAACACTTCTTTAAGACTATGCCTAAATTAAAGCATGAGGTTAAAGTAACAAACCCTAAGACTAAGAAAAAGGGTACTGTAGTAATTGAAGGCCTCCAGAGTTTTTTTTAGTATGCCTCTCTCATATTGATTTTGAGAGCTACTACAGATTGAACTTTGCATTGATGCATGTTCACAAATGGGCGCTCGAAGATATTATGAATATGTTGCCGTGGGAGAGGGAGATATATGTAACACTTCTCAACCAACATGTTGAGGAGGAAAACAAAAGATTAGAAGCAAGGAGCAAAAAAAGAAATGGCTGAAGAAATTAAAAAAGACTATCACCCAGCAGATTCAAATGGTGATGGTGTGGTTTCAGATAGAGAACATGAAATGTATCTGGAATTTAAAAGAAAAGAATTAGACGACCAAGATGCTCAAAGAGATGCTATGAGAAAGATGACATGGTATGCATTAGCAGGATTGTTATTATACCCATTCTTAATTCTTGTAACGTCTGTATTTGGTGCTGAAAATGCATCTAAAAACATAGCTGATATTGCACCAACATACTTTGTTGCTGTTGCAGGCTTAGTTGCAGCGTTCTTTGGTGCTGATGCAATCAAAAACAAGAAATCTAAAAAGAAGGATTTACTATAATAAATGGCAATTGATATCACAAAATTACCTGGAGATATGCTTATAGGGGTTGATAACCTCAATAAGAAATTCAAGCAGTTCGCTAAAGACTTCAAAGATCAAAACGAATCGATCAGAATACAAGAAGCTAGAGATCGTGCGATGAATACTGAGGCTGTAAAAGAGGCTCTTGCTAATCAAGCAGAGCGTCAAGCATACTATACAACTCAGTTTATGAAAGAGGGTATGAGTGAGCAAGAGCAATTGGCTGCCAAAGATCAAGCTAGAAAAGAAGCACAGCTTGATACTATGAACGCATTAAGAGAACAACAGCAACTCGCATATGAGAATGAGACTGGACCTGTTAGTGCTACGTTCACAATGATGGTAGACAAACTTGATAATTTATTAGGTGTATCAGAGAAAGCAAACAAACTAGCAGAGTTTAGAAATGATGTTGCGAAGAAAGGTCTAGTACAAACAATCAAAGATAATAGAGCTGCAAAGGCAGAGGCAGAAAGAGAAGATGCATTAGCAGAATCCGATGACAGTAAAGGCATTGGTAGTAAGATAGGTGACGTTGCAGGCAAGGCATTTGAACCACTTAAAAATATATTTGGTGGATTAAAGGCAGTGTTCTTAGGTGCAGCTGGTATATTTGTACCATTACTTGCGTTCTTCAAAGCATTAGAGAATCCTAAGTTTAGAGAGATAGTATTTGCATTATTAGATTTTGGTAAGAGAGTATTTAAAGAATCACTTCAAACAATTATAGATGTATTCAGTAGTCTTATTGACACTATTACAAGCATCGTAGATAAGTTTAAAATTATATTCAGTGGCGACACCACACTAAAAGAAAAGTTTGACGCCTTCTTTGGTATATTTGGTGACATTGGTAAGTTTATATTTGATGCGATTGATACAATCACTGAGAACTTACTCAACGTATTTGGTTTATCGTTTGCACCATATGATGGACTAGCATCGTGGGTTGTAGGTAAGATTGGTGAGGCATTTACTGCAATTAAGAACTTCTTTGTAGGTGCATATAATTTTGTCTTAGATGGGTTTACTAATATTGTTGACTTCATAGTTGACAAAGTAACAGCTGCATTTACTGGTATCAAAAACTTCTTTATGGGTGTTGCTGAGTTTACTGTCGATGGATTTACATCATTGAAAGACTTTGTTGTAGATAAAGCAACTTCAGGATTTAGAGTAGTCAAAGATTGGTTTAGTGGTGTAACAGAGTTTTATGTAGATAGTTATGGTAATATCAAAGACTTTATCGTAGACAAAGCAACTATGGCATTTCAAGGTGTTAAAGATTGGTTTGGTGGTGTAGGTGATTTCTTTGTAGATGGATTTACATCATTCAGAGACTTCTTGTTTGGTGAAGATGGTATTGTTTCAAACGCAATCAATTGGGTTAAAAATCTATTCAGTTTTGAGTTACCAGACTTTAGAGACTTCTTACCTAAGTGGTTGGGTGGTAAAGGTAAAGATTTAGAAGATGTTCAAATGGCACAAGCAGGAACTGCTGGTGACATGGCAGGTGAGGCAGCAATGGAAAATGCAGCCACAGATACACAAACTCAGCTTGACAAGTTATTACAGTTAGATGAAAAGGCAGCGAAAGAACAGTACGAAGCCTTGATGAAGAAGATGGAAGCAAATGAAGAACTAACTGCTGATGAGCAACAATTCATTCAACAAATTAATGTAGTCAAAGGTGGTGATAGTGTAAACACTAATTCATCTACAGGCTTCAGTACACGTAAATTACCGTTTAATGATGACCTGACTACTCAGGCATTAACAACATCATATCCATAAGTTGATTTTCTAGCCACTAATAGATAAAAAGATTTAAATCGTTTATTCTGTATTCTTTGTTTCTTAGTCTGTTTTCTATTCTTATTCAAATTCATAGTCAATAGATGTGCTCGTCTTCCAGTGTTGGGCATAGAAATCTCCTGTATAAAATGTTGTGTGAAAATAGGCGTAATATAGAACATATTAACCTTCCGTAATGTAGACCTAGAAGTATTTAGTTATAGATCGGTTTGTAAATGGTAATCAATTCTTCTTTTCCTTTAACTTTTATCTTATCTATTTCAACAGATTTGATATCTTTTAATTGTTCTTGTGTATAAGAAGAATATATTAATGCTGGTACTTTACCATTCTCATCTTTGTAGTTACGTGTCGCAGCTTCTAGTCTTGCAGCTAGATTGACACTATCACCTATAACAGAATAGTCTAGTCTGTTTTCAGAACCCATATTACCTACAATACAAGTTCCTGTGTTGACACCAGAACCAATATTGATATCTGGTAAACCTTTTTCTTTAAATTCTTTTTTGATGTTCTCTGTTTCTTTTGCACATTCTATTGCTGTCTTTACTGCCATCTCAGCATGATTAGGACAATCAAGTGGTGCGTTCCAAAATGCCATAATACAATCACCCATATACTTGTCAATCGTACCACCATTCTTCAATACAATCTTAGACATACGATTTAAGTAATCATTTATTACATTGACTAGTCCTTCTGGATCATCATTGTTTTTATAGTATTCAGATATAGGTGTGAAACCTACAATGTCCATAAACAGAAATGACATCTCTTTTCTGTCGCCACCAAGTTTAAGTTTGTCTGGATTCTTTACAAGTATTGCTACCTGTCTTGGGTCTAAGTATTTCTCAAACTGTTTTCTGATTTGTTGTTTAAGTTTAAACTCTAGTATAAATCGATTGAATATACTATGCATTGATATAATTGTCAAGGTAATAATTATCCATGTGACATCAACAAGGAATAATTTATTACTAAAGAACCAATATGATGCATATATTGACGCACCATATAATGATAATACACTAATCGCTATCAACCAATATGGGGCAAAACGCAC